AATATACTCAATATGCCTAATCACACCCTCAAATATCTCCGCGACCTCTACGTCAGCGTTATCATCTACAGGAATTACCTTCACCGAAGGTCGATTTTGGCGTTGTTCATTAGTAACTTGATGAACATGTTGCGGTAACTTATTGATTGTTAAGCAAGGACGCGCGTTGATGGTCTGACCTTGAACTGAACCACGGGTAGCCAGTACGTCCGCAGGCCATTGCCATTGGTTGTCCGGTGAGCCTGCCTCAAAGCGTAAATCATCTAGCTCGTCTTCACGGCTTTCTGAATACGCAGAAACCGCCATAGTAAAGCGGCTTCGCATCGTTGCAAGCATGTCTTTTTTGTCGTTTGGCTTATTAGCGCCTTCTGCGACAACCCCAACGGTGGTCATGTCATCATTCATTTAATATTCCGATCACGTCTTTTTCGTTCATAAGAAGATAGTCTTCGTCTTCGTATTTAAACTTCTGTCCTGAATACTCACCGAACAGTATTGTGTCACCTACTTTAACTGTCATCGCTCTGACCGTGCCATTATCTAATATGGCACCTTGGCCTGCTGCAACAATCACACCTTCAAACTTCTTCTCAGCTTGCTTGGCCAGTACAATGCCACTGGCTGTTGTTAGTTCTTCTTCTTTTTGCTTTACTACAATTCGTTCACCGAAAGGTTTTAATTTCATTTTTTGCCTTTTTTAGTTGATTCACGTTTTACACTGTAGGCGATGGCCACAGCTTGCGCTGGCTTTTTACCAGCATCTATCTCAGCTTTAACATTAGCACGGAAAGCCTCTTTACTAGGTGATTTCTTTAACGGCATAGTTACTTACCTTTTTTAGAAGTCTTAGCTGAATCTTTAAAATCTTTTTCTGTAGGCGCACCTTTAGAGTTAGGCTTACGCATTTTCTCGCCTGAGCCTGCCTTGATGCGTTCTTGTTTCGCGTGTATGTTTGCGTATAGACCTGCTTTAGCCATAGTTAACTCCCCATCCATGAACTTGATGCTCCGCTACTAGAAGCATACGACTTACGGGGAGTTTTGTCAACATATTCGCGATGGGCTACTGGGAACGCAAACGTCACGCATAACGCGTCGGCTGCGTCCGGACTTGCCATGCCTCTAGCCTTCATCTCTTTCTTACCTTCTAAGAATATCGTACCACTGCTATTAGGCTTTTTCATCGGGCCTGTCAAGTCCGATTTTAATTTTCTATCCTCCGGTATGCTGGCACTGCGTAACCACTCCCGCATTGCGCCCCACATCTCGGCCCGCTTGTTGCCCCACATTATTGAGTTCTTAGCCCGTGACCCGAAGTTCACACCGCGTACCTTGTACCGTTGCTCGGTTAGCCTGTCCAATATCCCGTACCCCAGCCCGCCCTCATCGATGACGGTCATCACTGGTTTAAATTCTTGTATCCTCGCCCTGATAGCGTTTGATAGAGATGATATCCCGACCTTGGCGGACGACAATAACCGTGCTGTCGGCACCTCCTCGCGCGGGATCCACCCCGATAACGATAGGCGCAGTCGTATCCTTATATCTCTCACGTTTGAAAGCGTCCTCAACAACCATCGGGCTGATAAACTGGTCTTCGCCTGACGATGGAAACTCACCGTATACCTCGACCCGCGCCTGTGACGAGTCTTCGCCATACTCGGCAATAATCTGTTCATATACCGCTTTATCCGTGTCCTCGACCTGCCGCGCATCAATTTGTCTGCCATGCCAAAAGTCCCGTTTAGAGTTAAAGCACTCAAAGAAGTAGCCTTGGTTGCGGCGCGGGTTGCTGAACGCAAACCAATACCGGTCTAATATGTTCTCCGTAAAAAAGCCCGCACCCACTGACCATATCGTGTCAGGTATGCCTGAGGCCTCGTCAAATATCAACATCATCCCGTCGTGGTTGTGGACACCGGCGTATGAGTCAGGGTTCTCCTCACTCCACAGCTTGCCTTCTGCCGCCCAGTACCGCGTACCTTTTTTCAAGTCACGCTCCACTAGCTCGCACACCCATTTCGCTGGCACCAGCTTGGTCGCACTGATCTCCCACCAGTGTGAGTTTATTATCATGGCCTGCCACTTAGTCAACTCACCCCAGGTGACTGACCGTAGTTGTGACTCACTGTTGGCGCTGACGACAACACTTGAGCCGATGCGTGTCGATAACATCCACATTATGAGCCAGCTAACGAGGGCTGACTTACCAATACCCCGTCCGCTTGAGACCGCCTCACGCAGTGTCGACATGTCGACCTGTCCTTGGTTGTCCTTGATGTGCTTGGCTATTGTTCTTAAGACGTCGCGCTGCCACTGACGTGGCCCTTTGAACTTAGCCAGTGGCGTGTTGGCTTGGCCCCACGGGAACGCGAACAGCACGAACGCTTCAGGGTCGTCCGCAACACGCGGATCCCACAGCCGTGACATGAGGAGTTGTTCTTCGTCCGAGCTATATATAGGTAGTTGCATTACGGTATTTTATCCAATCTTTCGTCTATTTCAGTCATTAATATCTGAGCTAGGCTTTGTATTGCGTATGCTTCTTGTTCATCGCCAGGGTTATGTTCGCCATAATACGCACACCATTTTTGCCATATATGTACTGACTCATGAATTATTAACCCGTATATCCCACGTTTATTTTCTTTGGTTAATTCTCTAATGCAAACTATCGCAGCAAAATTATCTTCTATATTGCAAGTATGCACCGTAGCGTCTGCATGAGAAGATGAAATCCAATTTTCAGGCGGTGTTACTTTAATATGTTTAAAGGCTTCTTTAAATTCTTTTTCTGACGTGCAAACACACAAAAAAGGCCCCGGCGCAGCTATATACCTACTTAACCATTTTGTTTTCATGTTATTGGGTGTCTACGACGGTGCCTTCAATGATACGTGATTGAGCCTCGGCTAACGCCTGAGTAATACTTATCTTTTGGTACACATCCACACTGATCTCAGTCTTGGCTGTCCATGCGTGTGCATGCTGCAACACAGCCAGCGCCGACTTAGCGTCGCCTTCTTTAGCGGAGGCGATCAGCACCTGGGCCATCTCTAGCTCACCGTCTGCTTTACCTTTCTGCGCCGCCATCTCCGCTACGGGGTCTAGCTGGCACAGTTGCCGGTACTCGGACGGCAACATGCCCGCAGCGAGGGCCAAAGAGTCATTCTTCAGACCCAGCTTGGCTGCGTCGTATATTTTCTGTAAACGCGATTCGGTGGCTTTTACCTCGCGTGGCGTAAAAGGTATCGATAGGAATGTCATTAGGGCATGTTATTGGTTTACATGCGCGGTGTCAAGGGGCGTAGATTGGGTAGTTATTACATGTAACGCAGAAAGCCGAAAAACTCGTTACTTGCTACATCCTCTAGTGTCGGCTTAACCGCACCTTGATATATACAAAGTATATACTTTTTGTCTAAACAAATGTATAGACAAATGTCTAAACTATTTATTCATTACGTACATAGTTACTTCAAAACCGAAACGCATTTCTGTAGCTGCTGGAGTTGTCCACATGATAGTGATCCTTAATCTGAGATAAGCAAGATTGCTTGTCTGTAATATTCCACCAATTGTTAAACACAAGCCATAGAGAAAACCATGATTAACGCGTCACGTTAAATGCTAGTGGGCATTTTGCTGTATACATCTGCTATATACGTTTGCTATTGAGCATTTTACTGTATACGGTTTTCATTAAAAAATAAAAATTTCTTCTGACACCACCGTACACGAAGGCCCTTCCCCCAGGGCCCTACCCCCCCCAGCAAAATGCACACAGTTTCTAGGCAAGCAGGCTGTATGCTAATGAGAATCATTCTCATTGGCTAGTGGGCGTGTGGATAGTGTGGACAATGTGGACAACTCTGTTTAGGTTGGTGCATTTTGCTAGGGCGCTTTTAGTTTGTGGACATTGTGGACAATTTGCTTTGAGGTTGTCCACATTGTCCACAAATGCGGGGGGATTTTTGCGCGGGGATAAAAAGTGTGGACAATGTGGACATTGTGGACAATGCCTTTTTAGTCGCTAGCCGTTGCGCCCACAATCCTACATGAGAATCATTCTCATATAGATATATAAATTTAAACCTAAACAGTTTTAATAGTCCACATTATCCACAAACAGCTCAAAGCTAATCGCACCAACGCCCCAAGCGTGG